ATAGGGTCTAACGGAGAATGAGTTCTCAGGTAGCTCCAAAATGCTCAATTCGCATGCCATAGCCGCTTCTTGACGAGTCAGTTTGACACCCTCCGAGGAAGCTGTCAAAATGACGTTGGCGGTGGTAGGCACGGACTTTGCGGCGGCCAACCTGGCATAAGTTAGCGCGACATCCGTGACGAAGCAGGCTTGCGTGCTTCCAAGATAGGCTACAGAATAGCCATCTACGGGTGTGAAACGGCGCTCAACGAGGATTTTCTGTCCGCGGCTTGTTTCCAGCACAGCTGGCTGTCGATGTGACAGTGCAGCTGAAGCTAGGAATGGGCGGCAGGAAACGCCAACGCCGTAGTAATAGCAATTTGGAATGATGACGACGACCGAACGTGACTCACCGACGTCCATCTGCACAACTTTGTGGCAGTAGACGCGTTTCGAGATGCATGAACAAACGAAGAGTAGGAAGAGCAGTGCTAGGAGAAGGAGTCTCGGCACTGTAAGGACTTGAGGAGTGGCTATCTCAAACGATGGCAGACTTGACACGCACCACTTGATGGCTGGCACGGTGTAACCATGTAGGAAATATGAGAAGAGCCCGCTGTTCTCGCCAACCCTATACGCGACTCGGTTGAGGCCGACGTAGGGAAAGCTGAAGTTGAACTTTGTTGGGATGACGTAAAAGAAGTAGAGATCGATCAAGGACCTGTTGTGCGCTTGGGCGCTCACAAAGTCAAAGGCATAATACCAGCAAAGCTGTGCTAGCGATAGCCAGGTTGTGAGGTCTATGTCGACGTACCACGTCTCGGTGGTGAGATTGTCGTCTTCAAAATGGAAGTTCCTGTCCACGTACGGGTCGAAGCCAACGCCTTTCGTGATCATTTCACCGTCCTCATTGTGTCTGTAGGTTATCTCGGGTGCCCCGTCGTGTGAGTCGGAGACACCGGCAACAGCTTGACAATTCCAGGTGTAGAGGAAATGAATCTTGTCGTTCGAAAGCGTGTGGTTGGCATCGCTGAGTGTTTTGTGGGTGAAGGTATCGACATGTCTGACGAAATCGGCTTGTTCCGGGTCATCATACTTGTAGTCTTCTCTGGTGAAGGTGCAGCAATCTTTTGGGTCCATCGCGGCGCGTGAGCCATCCGCATTTCGTTTGCAGGACCTGCGTGACATGCTCGCGTCGTATGACTTGAGGTTGTAACGTGCACACCATGCATCAGCCATGTTGATTGCGGCTAAACGCCTTGCAGCGGCGTTGTGGTGCGGGTTTTTCATGTCGGGATTGACGCGGTCGAGACAGAAGCTCCTTACATCAAAGTGGGCGCGCGCTTGAGCAGCAGCCACTGTGGCATCCCCCAATTTGTGTTCAATCTGGACAGCTGGGAAGAATCTGTCGAGAAAAGCGTAAATTCGTGTGGCATCTGGCCACAGACGAAGAGCAAACCATACAAGGGATGGTAGCAAGTTGTGT